ACTTGGAATGCCTGCACTTTTTCTTTGTGAGATACCAAATTTACTGTTTGATGCTGCTACATTAGTACCATTTTTTCTAAACCATACATCTACAAACTCAGGATCATTAACTGTGCTTTTAAACTGTACACTAAACTGAATGTTGTAGAGTCCAGAGTAACCTGCTGTTAGTTTCGTATTTGTTACTAGACTTGCACCTAAAGCATAGTCTGTAGTGCTAAACGACATAATATTGGCTACTGTAGTTGTTGTCGCAGCTTGGTCTGTATCGTCTTGTACAGCTAAATAAGGATAAAATGCACTAGCAGATACATCATCTGCTGGCATTAGGATAATTACTGATTCTGAACCAATACGAGCATCTGTTAGTGTCGTAGTGCTTGCACCACCTGTAGCTAAAGTAACCGACCCTGTATTGTTGGTCTTGCCATTCATAATCCCATTGACTACCTCGGCTACTCCACGAGGATCGCTACCAAATGGGGGTAATGCTCTAAACATTATCTAGTTCCTAAAGGGCTTAAATCTATGTCCATTCCAACTGCGGATGTCCAACTACCTGTAGGTGTTAATTGTAGACGATGATAGCGACCAACACCACGCACAGACACTCTATTTTCTGCATCTGCTGCTGACTGAGAGCTAAATACTATGGACTCTGTAAGAAGTCTGCGAGAAATTAATGCTATTGATCCAGAGCCATCATCTACGATTGGTTTAACCATTGTGATTGCGGATGTAGTGCCAGGCATCTCTATATCGCCTGTTTCTAAATACGCTGTAGCGTTAGCACCTGTAAAAGTAACAATTTTTGCACCATCTACACCAGCTAATTGTAACTTTCCACCAAGCCAAAGTCGGCTATCAAAGGTGGTCAAAATGGTGTCTAGGTTTCCATAGACATCCATACCTTCTAAAGTAACGGCAGGGGTAGATGTAGATGCAATTCTATCTATAGAAGTTGTACCGCTAGTCCATTTTTGAGTCTGAAAATTGTAGATTAAAAGTTTATCGGGAGTAGAAGAACTGTTAGAGGCATATGCCCAAATAATCAGTTTCTTGGCTGGATCTACCGCAGCAGACATAAGATATAAAGTACCTTCATCTACATTATCAAAGAAAAACCTGTTTATTTTTTCGTTACCAATTGGAATAATCTGCTGTCCATCACAAGCGTAGAATCCATCATCGCCTAAGAAGAATGTTGTACCGCCATACTGAATAATTGAGTTAGCCTCGTAGCACCCTAAGTTTCTGCTGATGTTATCAAACTGAAAGACTAACGGACTGCCAACATACGACATACGATGAATAGAACGATCCATTAATATAAGACCATATTCACCGCCTGTAACACCTACTATAGAGCCTCCATCTGGAATATCTTGAAAGTCTGCTTGGGTAGTTGCTGATGCTGTCCAAGAGGACTCATCTCCCAATGCTGACCATTGAACTCTATTTGGGTATCCAACAGGATAGCCAGATACTACAAAATCGCGCACTACTGTTACATATTTTGATGTTGGTGCATCGGCTGCTAAATCTGCAAATAAAGAAGAACTGTTTAAGTTATACCCTTGTATTTTTGCCTGACCATTTGCTGCAATGATGACTGATCCAAACTGGGTAAATCTCCATCGTTCATCTGTTGCTGTTGAATAGTTACCTGACTTAGATACATTGTTTAATGCTAATGTTCCAGAGTCTAACTTAAATAACTTTGTAGATCCACTAGCAAATACAGATGTTGCTCCTGCTGTTGTTTTGCCTGCAACTATATTGTTTAAGTTTTCAGATGCTGCTAAAGAATAATCTACAACACTAGGAATTGCACCATAGCCAATTAATTTTGAATAAACATTTTCAGCCCTTCGTAAGCCATTGCTAATACCTGGCTGATCTGGTGTCCATTCTCCAAATGTAATTCTGCTTATAGCCATTATTCTTTTCCATTATCTAGATGTTGTTTGTATTTGTAACGGCACTCCAGAGTATTCGCTATTCTGATCTGCATTCGAGATGTTTTGGATTGCTCGATCATACAAGGTTGACCATGTTTGACTTCTTGCATCGTTAATAAGATATGGCTCGGCTTCTAAAAGCGAGGCATAGAGGAGAGCATCTGGATAATTAACAAGAAATACATTGCTTGCATTATTAGTAGACAATACAGTAGGTTTAGCATAGTAGAGAATCTCAATGTTATAAACTGTGTCAGGTTTTGGTGCTAACGATATTTCTGTTTCTAAAATAGTGTAATAAAAAGGTTTGCCAGACTCGTCTGCTCTAGCATCTCTTGAGAAAGCACTAGGCGATAAGTAAGTAAGTGGTGTTCTTGGGTTGCCTTGAATATTTAAATCTTTTATTTCTAAGAAATCACTAGGCAAAGAAACTGTAGAATCACCGCCTGTAGTTGCTATTGTTGTTAGCTCTAGCATTTGGCGAGTTCTTAGTTCTCTACCTATGCGTAGTTCTGCAAAGCTAATAAAGTCGGGAATGACCGATGTTAGATCAGACCGACCTAAGTAGTTTGCTACCGATGTCTTTAAATCGGAATAGGTTGTATAAGCCATAGCTCTCTCTTAATCTTTTGGTACTTCGATGTTATGCCATCCATAGACATACTGCCCAATGTGCTTTATCTGTTTGGATAGATCGTGATCTACCCATGTATCAACTCCTGCATCCTTTGCTTTAATGCAAAAGTAAATGTCCTCGCCTAGTATCTTGTTGTTTAAAAGTTGCTCAAAATAGAAGTAGGGTTTTTCCATCTTCTTGATGACACTCTGTTTAATCAACATAATTCCACAGCCAATCCCATCTACTTTCTCAACGCCTGACTTAGCGTTGGAGTAAACCGCTATCCAATCTACAGAGCCATCCTCGTTAATATGGATGTTCCTAGCTGTAGGGCTAACTGGTTCTGCCCTTGTAGTTGCATTGACCCCAATAATATCTTTATTGTGAGCCATTAATATTTTTAAGGTATCTTTGGGAAACCTCATATCTGCATCTACAAAGAGCAGATAGTCTGCCTTGTTTTCTAGTGCTGTTTCTACCAACTTATTCCTCTGGTCAAATATTAGCGTTCCAGAGCTAGTAAACAGGTCTATATCGTGTTTTGTGGTCTTAATGGTATACGCACACATTGCTACTAAATCAAACGCTGTAGCGACTTCCATTTGCCCTCTAGCTGGCATTAATATAGCGATCCTCATACCTGACCCCCTCTAGTTCTAAATACCTTATTATCAGGGTTATTTAGCCACTTCTTGAGGGCTTTTTGGTCGGTTATATGAAAGCCTCGCATAATTCCCATTACATTTAGAGTCTCAATAATCTCCAAAGGTAATGATGCTATTTTATTCTTTGCATCGTATGGGGTATCTCCCCATCCTGTCTTTTCACTACGCTGATTATATTGTTCCTTTGTATGGTCAATAAAATCGTCTAATTGTGTTTCTGTCTTAATAATAAGACCGCCCTCGCCATCTGCGTAGGCTGTTTTTACTACTCCGTTTACTACACCTAAGTTACCTCGTTTGCCGAGTTCTGACATAAAGACTCCTAGAAAGGGGGCAGGTTTTGCCTACCCCCTATTCTACAACTTATCTACTATTTATCAAGATAAGTCGAAAGCACCACCATGAGCAGCTTCATTGCGAACTTCGAGGGTCAATTCAGCCAAGATTTGTTTCTTGTCTGCATCGCCTACTTTAGCAATGTCGTTGGTCTGGAATGGTCGCAGATATGCTAATGCTGCATATTCTGGATCAAGGATCAACGCATCACGAGTACGCATAAAGCGATTAGGAACGATCTGCAATACACCAAAGTCGGACTGATATAAATCAGCACCGGCTAGGATGGTTGCTTGACCACTCGTAGGCACTTGGTAGCGTTGTGCTGCCAAACCTGTAAAAGCTGAAACTACTTGCTTTTGTGCAGGGCTAACAAACAATGCTGATGGTGTACCACCGCTTGCAAACACTTTAGCGATAACATCTTTAAGGATGGTCTCAGTAAATGCACGAGTTGATCCATCTGTACGAGTAGAGACACCAAGGGTTGTTGGGTCTACACCAGTAATGGAAGTACCATTCTTGCTTGTGTTGGTCTTGATGTACGAGAGCAAAGAACCCATCTTACGAGCAGACGAACCAGACGATCCTGCTGTCTGACCTTGGTTTGCTGTAATGATGGTCTCGATGTCGCGCTTGATCTCAGCAGATGCTTTAGCCAACTGGTAAGCCATCTCAGACTTACGACCAGCAAGGTCAGAAGCCAAGAGAGTACCAGAAACCATAACAGTCTTACCTACGATCTGTGTCAAGTTTGCGAGACGGGTTGTTGGGGTAATAGTACCCTCAGAAGCGGATGCACCTTCAACTAATGCGTTGGCGGTGGTAGCTGCTGCGAGACTATCTGTTTGCCATTCATGCGTAACCGATGTTGCTTTGGTTTTGCCAATGGTTGACATAATTGGTGTGTCGGTAGGGCTGATGTCATAAATAACATCGCTTAAATCTTCCCGCGCACCAATTGCGCTATAGCGATCATATGCTGCCATGATTAAATTCCTTTATAAAAATCGTTCAAATAAACGAGCT